CCAGTTATTAGTAAACCGTCACTTACAACAATTAGAAGCATATTCCAAGATGGTAACACACCAGCACAAGACGATCCAAGTCAAGCAGGTGCATCAGGATATGTATCAGATACTCCGGCTTCTTTGACTGGTAACTTTACAATCACTAATAATACTGATACTTTAGCAGTTACGTTTGCAGAAGACAGTACAACAGAAGGTGCTGAAACTATTAGGTTGAATTTGGATAACGGCGAAGACTTCCACGATGTTACAGTAAATGACACAAGTCAAGCACCGGTTGTACCAGATCCAACTTATTCATTAAGTGGTCCTGCAAGTGCAAACGAAGGCGATACAGTTACAGTAACTTTAACTACTACTAACCTAGATGACGCTACAGAGGTCGCATACAGCGTTACAGGCGCCATTGCAAGTGACTTTACGAGCGGTACAACAACAGGTAATTTTACAGTCAACAACAATACTGCACAAGTAAGTTGGACACTTGCACAAGATTTAAGTACAGAAGGTACAGAAATTATGTTAGTATCTTTGAATAACGGAGAAGATACACATTCTATTAATATCCAAGATACTAGTAGAACTCCAGTATATACTAACTTGCTTAATGATGCAACTGGTGGAGCAATCAATGAAGGCGAGACAGTTACATTTACATTGCAAGGTACAAATATTCCAAACGGTACAACAGTACCATACACTGTAACAGGTATTTCAAATCCAAACGATACAGATGATGCATTAACAGGAAACTTAACAATAAACAACAACACTGCTAATGTTAGTATTGAACTAAAAGAAGACCTAACTACTGAAGGCGCAGAAACATTGACATTTACACTAGGTGCTACTGATAGTAACGGAACAAGTACTGGTGCATTGAGTGTTAATATTACGATTAATGATACTTCAGTAACATTTGTACCTGATTACACTATTACAGTAGATAACAGCGGAAATAATTATCTATTAAGTGGTACTGATAGATCAGCCTCATTTGCTGACACTTCTCAACCTGCTTTAACATTTAATGTAGGTGATAAAGTACAGTTTGTTATTGCTGCTGATACTGCTAGTTCACACCCATTTTATATTAAAACAGTACAAGGAACTGGACCTGGTAACCAAGCAAGTGGCACAACTGGACAGGGTACAGGCCAATTAAATTGGACTGTAGGATCTACAGGAACTTATTATTATCAGTGTAGTATACACGGTGCAATGAATAATACAATTACTGTAAACACATAAATACATACGAGGTAACAATATATGGCTATAAACTTTCCAAATACACCAAATCAAGACGATACGTTTACTGATGGCGATACATCTTGGCAATGGGATGGTACTACTTGGAACTTGGTAACAAGCACAGCCAATGTTACTCCTAACACATTCCAAACAGTTGCAGTAGCAGGTCAAGATAATATTGTAGCAGGATCAGGTCAGGATACACTTACAGTTGTAGCAGGTTCTAATATAACTTTAACAACAGACGCAGCCGGTAAAAGTTTAACTATTGCAGGACAAGCAGGCGGCGGTGGCGGAGATGTTAATCAGAACGCATTTAGTAATATTGTAGTATCAGGATCAACTACTGTAGCAGCAGATGCAGTTACAGATAGTTTAAATTTAGTTGCTGGATCTGGTATTTCGCTTTCAACAAACGGAACAGATAGTGTTACAATAACATCAACTGCTGGAACACCTACTTTTGGTACGCTTAGTGATATTCAAAGTGCAAGTTTAGATTTAGGATCCATTTACCTACCTGCAATTACTAGACTAGTTGTAACAAACCAAAGTTTATCAGCATATAGATTTGATCAGTATGGTTCTAACGATAACCCTACAGTATATTGCATCAACGGTACAACTATAGCATTTGATTTAAATGTTACAGGACATCCTTTCCAGATACAAGATCCAATTGGTAACCCTTATACCGGTGCTGGATTAGTACACGTTTCAACAACTGGTACAGTAACTACAGGAACTGGTGCGAATGGACAAACAACTGGAACATTATACTTTAAAATTCCACAAAGTATATCAGGCGGATATAGATATCAATGTACTGCTCACGCAGCAATGGTAGGAAGTTTGTTTATTAAAGATATTGCGTCGCTTTAAAAGTTTTTAGTTAAATCATCAATCTGTTTTCTAAGACTAGAAATAATATCTCTAGTGTCATCTTGATTAAACTTTTTAGCAGTTCCAGCATTCATTAAAAGTTGTTCGTGCCATCTATCTAATTCTTGCACTTCACCTTCTAGTTGTCTAACTAAATTTGATGCTTTTATTTTTGCATCGCCGTCAGGCATTTTGTTTATTTTTTCCTGAAACAGTTTCTTCTCTTGCAAATATCTAGGATTTTCTTTAAGAAGCATTTTCTAACTCCAATACGGTTTCTATCTTGGTTCTAATTAGACTGTTATTTAAAGTATTTCGTAACCCGGTATGTATGTTCTTGGGTAATGTATCTAATGTCGCCCAACAAAACGTATCTACTACAGTAGGCATAAATTCTCTATCAATTAAACAAATATATGTACTGTATTCGAAACCTTTATCTCTTGACAGATATAATTCAATAGGTAAAATTCTACCTTCGGAAAAATCTACCATTGCTTGTTTACTGTCTTCAAATAGTGATTTGCTTCTAGCAAAAGTAGGAACAGTCCACTTTTCTTTCTCAAGAATAAGCAGTATTCTTTTCTCTACTTTAGATAAAAATAAAAGTCCGGCACGTTTTTGCATACTATTAATTATGCAGGGTCTGGATCAAGTCTCCAATATCCTGGTGAATACTCGCCTTCGAATGATTTTAACCATTGAATGCCGTCCCATTTATATTGAATACCGGTTCTAATGTTTGTAACATATGTAGTATCGTCTGCTGTAGCAGGATCAAATACAGATACCCAACTAGAGCCGTCCCACTCTACAATGCTATTTTCTAATAACTGGTATGCTGATTGGCTCGAACCGTCTGTTCCCTTCCAAGCATCCGGACTTACACTGTCTGGATCTCCAACACTTTCTAGTAAAAGATATCTAGTTCCAATTGGTATATTTGCTAATCCGTTCCATTTATCAATTGGATTAAATGTAGTTGGATTTACAATAGCATCTATTGATGTACGTGTTGCTGCGGCTCTGGTGCCATCAATAATAGTATTACTTGGAATAGTATCTTGATCAAATGTTACTAATAATATTTTAGGATCTGTTGGATGAATTGCAAAAGTGGCTGCCATTTCTTTTCCACTTGGCTGTTTGAAATATACTATACTATTAGCATTAAAATTACCTAAGCGTGTAAGGATAGCATTCCAGTCGTACTGTTTACTATTCGCAACACTTTCTTTATCTCCAAGTCCAACACTTTCAATTGCTGCATACGGATCAATAATAGTAAGTTCGTAGTCATAAGGTTGATTATTATTTGCTTTGAATAACAGCACTGGAAACCTTGGATTTACATAAACTGTATTACTACCGTCTCCGTTATATACAAGTGAACTAATATTTTTAACATCGCCATCTTCTGTAAAAATATTTGCGATGATACTTCTAATCACGCCAAGTTTTTTAACTTTTACTGGAGGTGATATCCAAATTGGAATTGAAAAATCTAAACTACAAATATCAATATCTGATTCTGTACCAGCAGGAATACTTCTTGAACTAAAATTAGTGCTTTCAAGATGTACAACACTTAAACTAGTCCAATCAACATAGTTGTCTGTTGTCTGTATTTCTAATGCAGGATTAAACAATACTAATATTTGTTCTAACAATTGTAATTTTTGATCAGTGTTACTAGTCCATATGTCTGCTTTCATAGTTAATGAATAAGGAGTAGGCATAAGTCTTTCCACAGTAACGTTTTTACCTTGTTCACCGGTATACGATCTAGTACCATCATCATTTTCTTGATACCTGCGTTCTCTAATATTAACTTTGCTTGTAAATGTAGGATCAGATAATCTACTTGGATCAGTTTGTAAACCTGTAACATAACAAGCCATACGTGGAACAGTAGGCATTTTGTTTTCAGAATTTTCTCTAATAATATTTGCTACTTGACGAGTCAAATCACCATACATAACAGGAACAGTTTGTTGTTTACCATCTCCTGCTTCGTATTTGAATCCGATAAAGATACGCATAAACTGCGTAACATATCTTCTAATTTGTCCGTCGTAGAAAAAATCCATTATTTGTCTGCCTTAAATTTATGAGTAAAAGCATTTTTATCACCTTTAGACTGCGCCGCTCTACGCTGTTGAATCTTTAGTCTAACAGGTTCTTCTTCCTTTTCGGGTGGACGTCTTTTTACAGTATGTGTTTTTGGTCTACTTGTAGCAAAACCTAGTATTTCATCTATACGCATTATTCATCTGCCTCTGGTTTAAGTGCTTTTGAAAGACTTTGTTTTTCTTTAACTGTCTTACCATCAATAACTTGTTCGTTTGTGTTATTAATAAATGTTGATTTAAGTCCTTTATTTTCTCTAGCATCGTGTCCTGCAAAGTCTGCGCCTGCTGCAACATCACTCGGTCCTAAATTACTCATTGTCATTCTTACATCATCCTCAACTTTACTCCATCTTCCTTTCTTGAAGATGAATAGTCTTGTTGGTTTATAATCTGTTCTAAGATGGAATTGTCCATCGCCTGGGTTCATAGGAAATGCAATACCTTGTGTAAACGGAGCACCATTTGCTGGAATTCCATCTCCTACTAAGTAACCATCATATCCTGACATTTCAGGATTTGCATTAACCATATCTGCGGTATAACTTGTGAATACTTCTTCGCCGTTATCATCGTATATAGGATTACCATTTGCATCTGTTGATGGTATTAGTAATTGTGTATCATCTGCTGTAACTAATTCTGCATTGCCAACTTCGTCACGTTGTAATGTGTAAAATTTAGTTGTGTCATAACCGCTTTGTGGAGCATCTGCTTCTGCTTGATCAAGAACTGCTCCTGTAATTTGCATTTCTTTTTCATATGTAGACATAATGTCTTTAAGTGTATCTGCAATCTTCCAATCGCCGCCTGGTGGTGATGTAGTAGTTTCTGCTAGTGCTTCGTATTTCTCGCCGTTGTAAGAAACTATATCTCCAGGGAAATAAGTTGAGTCAACATTATATTCGCCTTTGTTATTTTCTTCACCTGCAACAGCATCAAGAATATCTTTGAACTCTTGTGCGTCTACTAGTGGTTTACATTTTGCTCTATATAAATGAGGATACCAAGTTACAGAAAATCCTTCTGCTGCTCTGTTTACATCTTCAACAACATAAAATCTTTTCAGTGCATAATTTAAATCATTTAATGCAAACTCATCTTTTAAATGAGGTAATTCTATTACATCGCCTGCTATAAGTTTTCTACCTAATTTTTCAACTGTGTCATTAATATGAAATGTAACAAACAGTGTATCGTTTTGTAAAAACAAACCAAACTGACTAAGATTAAAATCTACATCATTTACATTATACACACCACGTAAAACATATACATCAGGATCATATTTACGATCTCTATTTTCTAGGAATAACATATCCTGTATATTTGTAGGGTCGTCTGATGCATACGTAGGTGTGGTAGGTGTTTCTTCTCTACTTGTGCCTGGACCTAGATAGCGGTGTATAAGCACATCGGTACCACCAACCTGGAACATCTCCCAGGCAGTTTTATCAATAAATCTGTAATCGTTTCCCTTCTCGGGACGGTATAAACTCAGTCTTGGCATAGTATATGTATTTACCTAATCCGTCACAAGGCATAAATACTTATATGAGCCAAATAGATAACGCAAAACAAGAAGTATTTGAGTATGTAAAAGCAATGCTCGGCGAAGGTATGATCGACGTCGAACTAGATCCTATACATTATGAAACAGGATTAAAACGTGCAATAGGTGTTTTTAGACAACGTTCTGATAACGCAGTAGAAGAAAGTTACATTACTCTTACACTTGAAAAAGAAAAGAATGATTATATTTTACCTGATGAAATACAGCAAGTAAGACAAATTTTTAGACGTTCAGTTGGTTCACGTACAGGTAACGGAACTGGTGGTACAGTTTTTGAACCTTTCAATTTAGCATACACAAACACGTATTTGTTAAGTTCAACTAATATGGGCGGACTTGCTACATACGAATTATTTTCAGGCTATCAAGAATTAGTTGGTAAGATGTTTGGTTCATTCATCAACTTTACTTGGAATCCACAAAGCAAGAAACTAATTATTATGCAACGTCCAAGAGGAGAAGAGCAAGTGCTTCTTTGGTGTTACAATAATAAACCTGACTACACGATCATTAATGATCAATATGCAGGTCAGTGGATTAGAGATTACACACTTGCAAACTGTAAAGTGATGTTAGGTCAAGCGAGAGAAAAGTTTGCTAGTATTGCAGGACCACAAGGTGGAACTGCACTTAATGGTGCTAGTATTAAGCAAGAAGGTTTTTCAGATATTGAAAGACTTACAGCAGAACTAGTAACTCTTGTACCAGGCGGCCAAGGATACTATTGGATTAACGGATAATGAAAGCAACAGAATTTATATCAGAAGAATACGAACAGTTTTATACAGAAACTGCTAAAATGGTTTGGGGAAGATCTGCAGGCACTGCCAAAGGCGGAAAAACCAAACTGCGTTTCCGTTGTTCAACTGGTCCTAGAGCAGGTAGACAAGTCAGTCACCCATCCAAATGTCATCAACAATACAATGTTGCTAGAGCACAAAAAATGAAAAATACTAGAGCAAAAACTGGACCTACAGCAGTGCGTAGACAACAAAGAACTAAGTCAATCAACACAGCAAGTGTATTAGCACGTAAACTTAATACGGGCAAGCCAGGACAACCAAGACCTTATATTTAGACTTGACAAACCTATAGATGATGCTATAATGTATAGTATTACTTAGGAGATATCATTTATGATTATAGGCATTTGCGGTTTTATTGGTTGCGGTAAAGATACCGTAGCAGATTATCTAACAAACGATCACGGCTTTCGTAGAGAAAGTTTTGCAGGAACACTGAAAGATGCAGTATCCTATATTTTCGGTTGGGATAGAGAAATGCTCGAAGGCAGATCAAAAGAAGCTCGTGAATGGCGTGAACAAATAGATCCGTGGTGGGCAGAACGGTTAGATATGCCAACATTAACACCAAGATGGGTTCTGCAATACTGGGGAACAGAAGTTGCAAGAAAAGCATTCCACGATGATATTTGGGTAGCAAGTTTGGAAAACAAACTGCGTAATAGCACAGACGATATTGTTATTAGCGATTGCAGATTTCCAAACGAAGTAAAAGTAATACACGAAGCAGGCGGCAAAGTTGTTTGGGTAAAACGTGGCGATTTGCCTAGTTGGTATGTAGATGCACAACAAGCAAATGAAGGATCAGTTATCCATATCAACGAAATGAAAGTCCAAAAGATACATCCTAGTGAATGGGCGTGGATTAATAGTAAGTTTGATGCAGTTGTTGAGAATAATGGATCTATTGATCAGTTGTACGCACAAGTGGAAGATCTATTAGTAGTCAGCAACTAAGTCACCTTGTTTCCATCTTATATTTTCTTTAGATAATACACTTCTACAGTTAGCACATACAGTTTTAAGATTTTGTGGTCTACAGTTATCAAGATTCTCATCTACGTGAAATACTCTAAATACTTCTTTGTGCTGTGATTTAAAACCACACTTATCGCATTGATTTTTGATTTTATAACCTGCACGTTTCCATCTAGGTACTCCGTAATGCAATCCGTGTTTATCACAGGCTTCACATAAACTGCGGTAGTACGTCTTGCCTTGCTTCTTGTAGTTTACTGCACGGGGTCTTAAACCGCACTTACATAGGGGTCTCATATGTATATTTACACCTTTTAGACCCCTTTTTATCTAGGTATAAACAGCACTTTTTCTGAATTCCTACTAAATACATTAGTAATACATATTAGGTATAACAATATACTTTTACATTACCAGGAGAAACAGGAATGGCACTACAATCACCAGGCGTTGAAGTAACCGTAATAGATGAGAGTTTTTACACCCCCGCTGAACCGGGTACTACTCCTCTTATCGTGGTTGCAACAGCCCAAGATAAAATTAACGCTGCTGGCACGGGAACTGCTTCAGCGACAACAGCCGCAAATGCTGGTAAAGCATTTAAGGTTACATCACAGAAAGAATTAGTAGATCTTTTTGGAGTTCCAAACTTTGAAAAGACAGCAAGTAATACACCAATACACGGAAGTGAATTGAATGAATATGGCTTATTAGCAGCATACTCATTGCTAGGCGTAAGTAACGCAGCATTTATTACAAGAGCTAACGTAGACTTAGGTCAACTAAAAGGTACAGCGGATGCTCCGGGAGCGAATCCAACAGACGGTACTTGGTGGGTTGATACAAGAGGAACAACTTGGGGAATCCAGGAATGGAATGGCGCTGCAATTACAACAACAGGCGGCCAAAAGTTTACTAACAAAACTCCAATTGTTTTAACAGATACAGATACAACTAAAATTGATTCCGGTACAGGTTTACCTAAAGGTTCAGTAGGTGCTATCGGAGATTACGCAATCGTTTTTGAAACAGTAGACGGTTCGGGAACATTTACTGCAAGTAAAGAAACAGCAAGAGTGTATTACAAATCCGCTGGTAATGGTGTTTCTCCAACTGCAGGTACTTGGGTATTAGTAGGATCAAATGATTGGACAGCAAGTCACCCAACAATTACTGGTGGCACATTTACTGCATCAAGCGGTAAGTTTTCAATCAACAGCACAGACTTTGAAGTAACTGGTACACTTGACGATTTAGTTACAGCAATTAACGCACAAATTAGCAGAACACAAGGTATCTATGCTAGAAACGTAAGCGGTAAACTTTACCTTTACGCACAAGGCAAAGAGCAAGATGCTAACAATGCAGATAGTACTTTAACACAAGCAATTATTATTGATGACGCAAGTACAAGTCCAGCAATTACATTTAGTGATCTTGGTATTGATAAAGGAACATATTATGCTCCAGCATTAAGACAAAGCACACATACATCTGTACCACAATGGAAAACAGGTGATAGTGCTCCAAGACCAACAGGAAGTGTTTGGATTAAAACAACTGAGCCTAACAATGGTGCAAGATGGAGAGTTTATAACTGGTCATCTGCAACAACAACTTGGAACGCAGTTAACAGTCCAATTTATGATAACGGACACAGTGCTTTATATTGGTTAGACAGAAGCGGCGGTGGTGCTAACATTGCAACTGATGCAATTTTTGTACAATCAAATGCAAATGAACACAGTGGTTTTGATGCTACTCCTTCAACTGCAACATTTAGAATGTGGCGTAGAGCAGGAACAGGCAACACTACTATTAAATCATCAGAAGTAACATCATCAACTTTTACAGCAGGATCAAATGTATTTGAACTTGCAGAAAGTGTAAAAGGAAGTGCAAGTTTAGCAACAGCAAGAAGCGTATCATTTACAGCAACAGGTGCTACAACAGATGCAGACTTACTTGCAGATGCAGTTAACAGCGCAGGCTTTACAAACATTGAAGCATCAGTAACTACTGATAATGAAGTGCAAATTTTCCATAAATTAGGTGGAGATTTTAGAATTGCTGATGGTGCTAATACACCAGTTGCAGCGGCTTATCCAGCATACAACATTAATACTTTAGCAGGAACAGTAAACTTATATGCTGCACCAGCAGGAAGTAGCGATGACTTTGTAGCAAGTTTATGGCAGCCACTAGCAGCAGTTGACTTTAAAGCAAGTGCTATTAATCCAGAAAATGAACCAGCAGACGGACAACTTTGGTACAATCCAGAGTTTAGTGAAGTTGATATTATGGTACACAATGGTACTACTTGGGTAGGATACCAAAATGTATACAGTACAGCATCACCAAATGGTCCGATTGTTTCAGCAACTGAGCCAAAAGCAACTACTGGACAATCAGATGGTACTGCACTAGTAGACGGTGACATTTGGGTTAGTACAGCAGATTTAGAAAACTTCCCAACAATTTATGTTTGGAACGGAACTACACTTGCTTGGACACAGATTGATAAAACTGATCAAACTACAGAAGAAGGTATCTTGTTTGCAGATGCACGTTTTGGTTTAGCAGGTGCTAGTGGAAACACAGCAGCAACTATTAAAGACTTGTTAACAAACAATTACTTAGATCCAGATGCTCCAGATCCTGCACTTTATCCGCAGGGAATGTTGTTATGGAACTTACGTAGAAGCGGTGGAAATGTTAAGAAATATAACAACAACTACATTGACACAACTGCTGATAATGAAAGATTTAACAACAGTGAGTCAATGACAGGTTATGCAACTGATAGATGGACTACTGAATCAGGCAACCAAGAAGATGGTAGCGGATCAT